TTGTAATAATTCACTTTTCCCTGAATATGGAACTTCTACAGGTTCAGATGTTGATGCAAATAGAAATGCCTATTACAATGGAATGAATCTTGAAAGACCAACTCAGCAAGGAACTAGACTTACTTTAAGAAACTTTCTAAACGCTTCAGATTAATGAAGAAACACTACAAGCCAAAACAAATTAATATTACAAAATTAAAGACATACTTAAAAGATGCCAATAAAACAGATAGTAAAAGAAGTAGGAGAAGTAGTGGGAGTGAACAGCGTAATTCTAAGCGTAACAACCTTCACTAATATAGAGGTAGCTTTAAAAATAATCTTATTACTTGTTTCTATAATTTATACGGTAGATAAATGGTGGTTTCATAAAAAGAACAGATGAAAAAAAGAAAACTAAACAGCTCAAATCCTAAGTATAAAACTAAAATTACAGAAGATGTTAAGGTGCGTAAAGTTTTTATTAAAGAAGTTAGGGGTGTTAAAATCTATGCCACCTATTCAATCTAATTTGATTAATCTACTTCTTATTAGAGATACCTTCTCAGACAAATCTACTTTAGGAGAACTTTTTTTAAACGGAGAAAGGATGTGTGATACCTTAGAAAATCCTTGGAAAGATAATCAAAGGAATATAAGTTGCATTCCAAAAGGAAACTATAAAGTAAGACTTAGACTTCCTAGAGAATCAGCTTCAAGAGATTATTTACATCTATTAGTTCAAGATGTGCCTAATCGTAAATGGATTCTAGTACACCGAGGAAATTTTCCATCTCAAACCCAAGGCTGCATCCTAGTCGGCTTAGGAAGCGAACAAGACATTGTTCATAACTCTACGCTTGCTATGGACTTATTAATCAAAGAATTAATACATTTGGGAGCAGAAAACATTAATTTAATAATCAAAAATAAATAGAATGAAGAAATTAAAAAATTGGTTTACAGGCTTATTCATTAAGCAGATTTTCACATCAAAGAAGTTCATTTATACCTTGATAGGGGTTTTAACGACTCTATTAAGTAAGGAGTTCGGATTGAATCCTGACGAAGTAAGTAAAATATTAATGTCAATTGCTGCTTTAGTTGTAGGTCAAGGGCTAAGTGATATTGCTAAGAAATAAAGTTTGTCAGGTAAAAGACTAAGACTTTCCCCTGAAGAAGTTGAGTTAATCAATGAATCTAGGGGAAAGGACTTATCAAATATTAACGGCAATACTGCATTAGATATACATCTTAAAGATAGAGGTATCGATAAGAATGATATTGTAAGCGTTAAGCATTGGCAGAATATGGGAGGGGATTTACGCTTTTCCATAGTTACCAAAGAGCAATATGGTACTGACCAAAATGATGTACTTGAAGATATTAAAAGTCTTATTGAAAATCATTCTCCAAAATACCCTGAAATTAAACGAGTTAAAGGTGAACACTTATTAGTAATAAACCCTGCTGATATTCATATAGGTAAATTAGGTGTAGCATTAGAAACTGGTGATGACTATAATACAGAGATTGCATACAATAGAGTTTTAGAAGGCGTTACAGGACTTATAAGTAAGGCTCAAGGGTTTAGTATAGATAGAGTATTATTTTGCGTTGGTAATGACATTTTACATATTGACAATGTCTATAATACAACAACAGCAGGAACTCCACAAGATGCAGATGGTAAATGGTGGCAACACTTTGAAGTAGCTTTAAAGCTTTATGTTAAATGCGTTGAGATACTTAGACAAGTAGCTCCTGTAGATGTAGTACATTCAATGTCTAATCACGATTATCAAAGTGGATTTCATTTAGCACACTCTTTAAAGTCTTGGTTTAGGAATACTAAAGATGTAACTTTTGATATTTCAGTAGCACACAGAAAATACTACAAGTATGGTTCTAATCTTATAGGACTTGAACACGGAGATGGTGCTAAGATGGATAAGCTACCAATGTTAATGGCAAATGATAGACCGTTAATGTGGGCTGAAACAAAATACAGATATTGGTATCTCCATCACATACATCACAAAGTAAAATACAAATGGTTAGACGCTAAGGACTTCATTGGAGTTACTGTAGAATATATGCGTTCACCAAGTGGAACTGATAGTTGGCACAATCGCAAAGGATTCTGTGGAGTACAGAAAGCAGTAGAAGGATTCATCCATTCCAAAGAATCAGGACAAATAGCAAGGCTAGTACACTATTTCTAGCACCCCGTATAGCCGTTTTAGGCACTTTCTTTTCTTTTTAATACTAATATACTAGACAAGCTTTAAAGTTTGTCCTAGATGTAAACACCTTAATTGTTAATAACTTTGTTTATCATTCTGTTTATATCATTATATTTTTATATCTTTGCTTCATAATTAATCAATAAAATTAAGATGAAAAATTTACTCTCAACACTTTTAGGAATAGCAGGACTTTTTGGCTGCTTATATATACTACTAGCGTCTATTACGCTTTTAGAACTTTTTTTAGGATTAAGATAATGGAATTTAAAATGAAAGAAGCAACAACTAAGCCAGAAGCTATTATTAGCCTGTTAGACGTACAATCTAATAAACCTGAGCTATTACCTGACAATACAGTATTAACTGAGGACGGACTTAATTTATTAAAATTTCAAGTAGTTAGGGATTTATATATTAAAGTCAAAACTGCTTACTATAATTCTCAGGATAACTCAAAAAGATTTTAAGATGACTATACAAGACGCAGAATATTTAGAGTATAATACTTTAGATTTAATTTGTCAAGACTTCTTTTATAAGTCTGATGGATATTCAACAGATTCAAAATGGAATAGTAGGCTATTTACAATGGATAATGACTTAGTTGGAAATGAAAGGTCTATTAGAATTTATGGAACTCAAAAACAGCTAGACTTAGCAAGTACCGAGTATAGGAAAAAAAACAGACTTATGCTTGATGAAGTTTACAATTACAAAGTAGAACCAAAAGGTTCTTACTGGAATGAAATTTTACAAATAACAGAAGAACAGAATCAAGCAGTCATAGATAAGTTAAAAATATACAACCAGCTTTACAACCAAAAGGGTAGAAAAGCATTAATTTTAAGAACAAGATAATGTCAAAAGTAAATAGATATACAAGAGCAAGTAAGTTTGATGGTAAAGCAATATATTGTCCTAATTGTACTTCTTCTAATAGAGTTTATCACTTTTGTTGGTCAGCAATTTCTTGTGGTGGCTGCAAAGAAATGATAGATAAAAATGAATGGAATTTAAATGAAGAATTAACTAAAGATATAAAAAGTAAATAAATTTAATAACTTTACACAGAATTATAAACAAAAATAAATAGATATGAAAACAGAAGCATTAAAAGAAAAGTACATTAAGTACAATCTAACCAAAGATGATGTCTTTAAGCATCAGCACTACATCATACTCACAAGAAGTGGGATAGATAAAATACAAGCAATAGAAGGTATTGAAATTGACTATGAAGTCATTAAATGCGAGAAAGACTTTTGCGTTGTTAAAGCTCACGCAAAGAAAGAAGACAACGATACTTTTATACAAACATTCGGTTCAGCTCTTAAAGGTGCAGGATTTAAAGATGGTAATACAAATAGTTGGTATGTTATGGAAATGGCAGAGAAAAGAGCTATGAGCAGAGCAGTTCTAAAGCTTACAGGATTCTATGAACTAGGAGTATTCGGTGAAGATGAAGCAGAAGATTTTAAAAAACAATAATTTAATTAATAAAGACCTGCAAAAACAGGCATAATCAAAATGGAAGTATCAGGAAAATTAGTAAAGAAGTTAGAAGTAGAATCAGGAATCAGTAAGTCAGAAAAGGCTTGGCAAAAACAAACTTGCATAATTGACACAGGAGGTGAATTTAATAATGAAGTAGCTGTAAGTGCTTTTGGTGATAAAATGACTCAAATGAATAAGCTAGAAGTAGGTATGGAAGTTAAAATTTTATGCAATGTTTATTCAAGAGAATATAAAGGAAAGTATTATCATAATATTGATGGCTATCACTTTACTTCAAATTCAAAAGCTGAAGCTCCTGTTTCAGCTCAGTCTGACGATTTACCATTCTAAGATGACACAAGAAGATAATTTTAAAAACTTATGCAACCTAACGACATCTTTGTTAGGCTTGCGTAAGGGTTCTTTAAGCTACAAAAGTAGAAAACAAGAACTCCAGGTAGCTAGAAGTATTGCAAGTGTAATAGCTAGGATAGAATATGAAATACC